AACGGGGATGTAGGCTGCCGGATTCCTATCTTATTTTTTTTAGTTTCATAATTCGATTATATTCGTTTGAACCGACAGTTCCTTCCTGTTCTAAATGCAGATAATACATTGTATCTATTTTCGGGAGCTTCAAATATTTTTCCGTTGCGGAAACATCGACGGCTATTTTTAAGTATCTTGCCTCATTGAACTTTTTTAAAAACAGGAGTGAATTTTTCTTTCCGCCGTCCCAATAGACATTCGCATCGGCAAGGTAATCAAACAGGTTTTTCCAATCGACAGGATCGGGGGCGTTGCCAGCAGCGGCATGGCGCTTTAAGTATTTATCGCTCGTAATCAGATTCTGTTCCAGCACAATGATGTTTCGTGCATCAGCATTGATTCCTTGTGTATGCAAAAAATCGATAATTTTCCTGTCGAAAAATCCGACCGGCGTTGTATTTCGAGTATTCACGCGATTTATCTCTTTATTTTTATACGCCATGTCAACAAACGCCGAAAGCTCATCCCGGTAAATTGTCGAGTTCTGCAGCGTTTTAATAACGGCATCGACCGCTTGCGGCATCTCCTGTTGTGCCTTTTTCAAACACTCCTGCAGCACCGGGATCGTGCGCCCCGTCTGCCCCTGATTCCAATTAAACCCCGGTGTAATGCCTTGCGGTAATCTTTCAAGCGTTCCTTTTCGCTCGTTAAAATAATTTCGATACTTATCAGGCGGTGCTTTCGTTTTTACGCGGAGCGTTCCGCCTCCCGATCCGTCGGCAGTAGGCGGCACTTTTATGCCTTCATTTTCGTATCGCTGTTTTCGCGCTTCCGTTACCGCTCTTGTGTAGCACTTACACCCGTACCCGTTCGGAGGAAGATGATTGTTCCAAAACGGATCGTCCTTCGGCAGGATAAGGCCGTCCCATGCAAGGTGCTGCTCGCGGTGCTTTTGGCTGTTGCCGACCCGGTACATTAAGTACGGGTGTAAATCGCTCGCCATCGTGCGCTCGTACTGTCCCTTTTGATACGCGCTTCGCAAATTAACATTGTAAATTGTCCGGAGCCGCCGGTCGCTTCCGAGTTGCGCGTCCACCTCGCGTCCGGTCAGCGGATCGGTCATTTGCTTTTTGCCCCACCATCCCTTTTGCTGCAACGTCGGCTTTATGTTCTTCTTAAAACTCTCAAAGCTCTGCCCGTCCTCTATCGCCTTTTCAACCGCCTTTTTCATATCGCTTAAAACATCGATCTGCATCGCTTTTGCAACGGTAAAAGCCGTCGCATGCTCTTCGTTCCATACGTCTTTATAGCTGAAACCGACTTTGAGATTTTTATTTTTGATATAATCGAGTGCCTCTTTCGGGATAAACTTGTTAGGCATTTGCCGCCGCTCCTTGCTCACTGAAAAGGCTTCGTTCTTTTTCTCTTATCGCGTTTTCAATCCTCGTTTTAGCGATGCTAAAATAATTGTCATCCAGTTCTATACCGATAAACTTGCGGCCGGTATTGATACAAGCGACACCGGTTGTGCCGGAGCCCATAAAGGTGTCAAGGATTAAAGCGTCTTCTTGCGTATAAGTCTTAATAAGATACATTAATAACGATACAGGCTTTTGGGTCGGGTGATTTACTTTTTCGCGGGAATTACTTACAACTGCCGGAAAGGGCAATATATTACTGGGATACTTCCAGTCTGCGTTAAAACTATCCCAGCTCCGTGGGGCATATTGAGTTGCAAAACAGACTTCCCGCGAGGTATTCCCGTTTGTCCTCCATTGCTTGCTTGTCCCTTTCTGCGCCTGCCGAACCCTATTGGATGTCCGAGGTTGCATTTGGGGATTGTAAATATTGCGACCAAATGAAAAAACAATAATGTCTTCGCTATATTTAAGATGCATCCGTTTCGCGTTTCCCATATTGCTAGGTCTATGTTTTTGCCATGTTAATTTTTCCCGAAACATCTTTTTATTACTGCAGACCAATTCACTCGTAAAAGGTTCAGTCCCGAATATAACTATAACACCATTTCGCTTTAAAACCCTATTGTAATGTTTCCACAAAGAGTCAAATGGAACTACTTTATCCCAATCGCATTTTGTTATTCCATAAGGCGGATCGGTTATAATTGCGTCTATGCTCGCGTCCGGTATCTTCGGAAAAAGCTCTATACAATCGCCGTGCAGTAATTTTATATTCTCATTCATTTCCATAAAATTATTCTTCCTCGGCAAAGTTCGCATCGCCTTCGGCTCGTGCCTTAAAAAATGCGATCGCCATCGTACGGGCAATCTTTTCGGCATCCCAGCCGCTTACCAACTTTTCAAGCTGGGCTTCAAAGCTCTTAAAATCTGTCGCTTTATCCGCCGCCTTCTCAAGGACTGCCGCAATATCGTCGGTAATTTCGATAAAGCCGTCCGGTGTCTTGTCGTTCACTGTTTCATCGCTTTCGCTTTGTGTAACATCGCTTGCATTCAGTGCAATGCGCCCTGCGTTCTGTGCGTTCATCATCGGCTCGTATGCGGCCGGAGCGGTTAAAACCTCATCGTCTTTTTCAGGCGACGACAATCCCAAAAGTGCGTGCATCTCCTGCGCCTTTACCCGAAAGCCCAGCGGCACAAGCTTTGTAACCGAATCGACGATGAGCTGCACGTTTTTCGGTTCGACGTATTTTATCCTGAGCTTCGGATATCTCTCCTGTTTTCCGAAATTGAAATTTACATACGGAATAACAAGATCGCGGTTCAGCGTCTGCTCAAGCTGGCGCACGTCGGCTTTCAAAATATCTTGTCTGACTGCCTGCTGGTCTTGGCTGTCACCGAGTTTTCCGGGCGTACCTTCGGCACTCGCGGTCTGTCCGAGCACGAGCTTCGACAGCTGCTTGTCCGCCCATTCGGCAATCTTTTCGTAAACTTCGGAGTTTCCCGCCGTCGTCTTGCTTTCGATGATATCGATCGCCATAGCGTCGGGGATTACCGCACCGACGTCGCTTCCGATAGCGGCAACCGCTCGTTTCAGCGTCGCGATATCCTCTTTTGTAGCCTTTCTGCCGTACTTACCCAACCGCACCGGGTAGCCGAAGCGGTCTGCAAACGCCGCCCAGCTTGTTACGTCGTAGGTTTTTACGAGCCAATAAAAGAGCGCGGTAAAACTCAATCCGCTCGTGATCTGCTTGCCGCTCAACAGGTTCGGCTCGTGTATGATAAACTTGTACGGCTCCAGCGCGTGCAGCTCCATCCCGTACACATCGCGGAGCGAGAGCACACCCGTTGTCTTGTCGTAAGCAAACCAGCGCGGATCGCGATAGATAAACGTTTCGGGTTTCCATCGTGTGCTTTCGGTATTCCAGATGATTTCATTGACGGAAAATCCCTTACCCAATGCGTCGAGCGCATTCTTTATCAAATCCATGCTGTCGGCATGGCTGATGATATCTTCATTTACCGCTTCCGCAATGACAAGCGCTTCTTTATCGTCGCCTCCCGCCTGTACATACAGCTCCAGTCCTTCGACGGCATGCTTCCGCGTTGAGAGTACCGAGCGATAATGCGCGTCCCGCTCTTCAAGTTCTCCGGCGATCTCCAAATATTCGGCGGGTACCTCTCCGCGCCGTACCCGATTCAAAATGACGGCAAGCCGCTCCGGAGTAAGACCTGCGACAAGCCCTCCCGACCATAGATTGCGGTTTGAGTTCGCGACCGGTGTCGCACGCTGTTCGGTAAGCTCTTTTTTATGTATCTGTTCTTTTTTCGCTGTATCCGCTTCTTTTAATCGTCCCAACCGTTCCATGGGTCAACTCCTTTTATTCCGAATGTCATTTTCGCTTTCACGGAATCATAGGCATACGGCTGATAGTTCGCTTCGTAGCTCTGCAGTTCCGCATACTTTGCCATTACTTTGGCAATGCAGGCGTCTCCGTGCCGCTTCGTTCTCCCGCCTCCCGTGCGTTCGGTGATGAGCGGTACTCCCTGTACCACCTTTACGACCTTAAAATCATCCCGGATAAAAATATCGTTCGGCACGGTTGTGTTTTTATCTTCAAGCGCGCTTTTAAGATGCGGGAAGTTTTCGGCGTACCACTTACGGTTCAACATTACCTGATATACATAGCCCGGCCACTCTTGCGCGGCGTACTCGGCGATCATCTGTCCGTTACCTCTGGAGTCAAAAGCGGCTCCTTCAAAATCTTTTAATCCGTTTCCGATGAGCTTTATCAGCTGCCACTGCTGTGCAAACGGTATGTTGCGCAGTTCGATAACGCAGAGCGTTTTCGTCTTCCCTTCGGCAATAATCTCATCGAGCCAAATGACGGTTAAATCTCCCGACCGCGCAAAGTCTTCGCCCATAACGACGGGATTATCCGCGCTTTGCAGTACCGGCCGTATTTCCTTAAACCACGCGTTGATTTTCCGCTCGCGCTTCCAATCCGATTCAAACGTAAACGCATCGCTTTCGACAAAACGGAAGACAGGTACATCCTCTTTTACGCTGTCGATAAGAGCGCGCGGAAAATATTGCGTACCGCTTGCGCGAGGCACACAAAAAAGCTCTTCGTCAGCTCCGTCCCCGTAATCTTTAATGAGAGCATCGAGCCACGTCGCTTCTTTTTCCTTGCTCCATTCTTCGCCTTTTACCTCGCAAATGCGTTTATACAAACCGTCGTTCAAAGCGTCGGTTATGGTCGTCCGCGTCAACGAGTAATCTTTTTTTCCCTCGTGAATTTCTTTTATCAAATCGTTAAACGGATTATCTTCGCCGTTATGCGTACTCAAAATGGAAACCGAACCGCCCCACATCAAAAGCGCCAAAGCCGCCTTAAGCAGCTCCGGCAAGTCGTCGCAAAACGCCGCCTCATCGATTATCACATGCCCTTGCTTTGAGCGCAGCGATCGCGGTACGCTCGGCAATCCCCAAATCTCAAAGCCGGAGTCGAAGCGGATTTTATAGACTGTAATGTCTTTATCCTCGTCTTTGATGACCGTCTCACCCAGATCGCTGTATGCGATGTTTAAAAGCTTCGCCCAAAAAGCGGCATCGTTGATAAATTGCTGTGTCATCTCTTTCGCGTACGAAAGATAATAGCAGTTCATGCCGCCGGCACTGCGGGAGAGCGATGCAAGCAGCACGGAGTACAGCGCCTCGACATAGCTTGCTCCGATACGCCGACTTTTTTCCCACACCTTAACCTTCGCACCGTTCAGCAGCCATTTTTTTTGATAATCGAGCAATATATCTTTATTTAAGGCTTCTTTTACGGTCATTGTGAAATCCCGAATAATTCCCGCATTATGATCTCTTTCTTTTTTGTGCTGACACCTTGTTCTTTGCAGACCGCATCGATTTTTGCGGCGGCTTCGGCAAGGACTGCTTTTCGAATTTCATCTTCCCGTTCCGCGTTCAGCTTTTCCGCCTGCTCCAAATCTTTTAATCCCCGAGCAACTTTGAAGATGACTTCCGTCATCAATTTGGGCTCGACTTCCGATTTTTCTTTTAATTCTTCCAACTCGGAGATAAGGTCAAAAGCAACGAGGCGCACTTGTTCGTTTACCACTTTGCCGAGCCGGTTCCGCGTATCGCTGCCGTATTTTTCAAGATACGCATCCGCAACCTCGCGCGCCTGTCGGTTCTTTTCGGCAAACTTTTTCATTCTGACGGCATAGCGATTTAAGCTGCTTTTAGAGATGAGCGGTTCTCCCGCTTGCGCATTTATCGCGTCCACTATTTCAAGCTGCGTGACATCGGGGCGGTTGAGTAATTCGATGAGCTTTTTCCGTAAATCTTCCGGCAGCCGATCGACGGCGCTTTTCTGTCCCATGCGTTACTCCTCGAACGGCGGATCGATACCGTCGGCGCGTAAAAGCCCGAGCGCAACATCCAAGCCCGGACGGGTAAGTTTTGCCAACACCAACGCTTTATCTGCGAGCCGTTCCGTGCGAACATAGCCGCGGCGTTCAAGCCAGTTCACGAGCGCATTCACATCTGCGAGGCTTACCGTATGCCCGTAGCTTTTTAAAAGCCGTTGGAGCATTTCATTCGACAGCGTTCTGCCGGCATCCTTTTCGAGCCCTTGCAGGATGAGTATTCTTTGATTCGGCAAAAATATATTTTCCATTTCCGTCACCCTCGCGGTGTTTTATTGATAAACCAATTTTGTATGGACTGCAAAATCGGACGCATACTTTTCAGCTCGCCTTCGATATTGCTCATGCGATGTTCGACTGACTGTACAAATGTGTTTTCGAGGTTTTCAATCCTCTTTTCCAATTTGTTTACATCCCTTTGCCGTGCTTCGCTTTCCCGTTGTAAACTTCCTTTCGTTTCGGTTTTGAAATCATTGTATTTATCCTCCTGCTTCTTTTTCCAATATTGAAAAATACTGAAAGAAAGCGTAAATACCGACACAAACGATCCGACCGAATAAAGAACAAATTTCGCTATCTCCATAGTTGCTGCAGTTTAATAGCTCAAGCGTAGCCCGATGCCTAAACCGATTCCTCCTAAAAATCCTATACTGACCCCGCTCAAGCAAAACATCCAATTTTTTATCGTTTTTCTGTGCAGCTCCTTTTCAAAGCCCTGTGCCTTTACCTTCCAGTATTCGGCATCCGGTTTATAAGCGAGTACCCCTTGCTTGTACCCTGCGTTATATGCCTCGTCTATGCTTTTCTCAGACTCTTCAACGACGATATCAATGAGAGCTTGGACTTCCTTCCCCGTGTAGCTTTTCGTTAAGTCGATTCCGTACTTCGAGCCTGAACCGTTCGGCGATCGACTCCCGTTCCCTGCGTAGCTCATCTGCATTACAAGCAGCATCAACAAGATCGCCGCCGGACGTCTGTTCGATTTCTTCTTTCGTTTTATCCCTTGCATTTTGCGCTTTCTCCTCAACCGTTTTTCGATCCCATTTGCGCAGCAAAATAAACCCCGCTACGGCACACACCGATGCGATGACTGCCCAAACGGTAAGTAGGATTTTTTTCAGCTTGCTACACAACACCTGCTTTACCCTTGTATATATTGTTTATCCAAATCGACGTATCGACCGGCAAAAAAACCGCCTTGCAAAAGCCGCCTGCCATGAGCGCGTCCGTCATCGCGATATGCGATATGCCGACGGCGTTCAGGATAAACGACCCGATAACGATCGCGATGCCTACGCCAGCCATCACATTGCTCACCGTCTTCATATCGATTCCTTTCTTCTCTTCCATGCTTACACCTCTATCAAAGTTCCCTGTATTTCATCACCGGCTTTTACTCCGCACGATTTTAAAACGCGATTAAACGCAGCCAAATCATTCGACGAGAGGATAAAGCAACCGGCGCTCCACGCATAACGGGTATCGGCGCCGAGTGCAAACGAAAAACGATCATGAATAAGCCAGCGGCCGTTTTGATAGCCGCCTCTAGTCGTCTGCATCGCGTTTCGGTCTATTTCCTGCCCGTCGATGTCGCGCGTTTTTGTAATCGCATGGATTTGTCCGTGAAACCTGCGCGGCGGCACAAAGCACCGTACTGTAAAATCTCCCGCGGCAACGCTGTCACCGTGCGGAACTGTGTCGCCGGGACGCTGTTCCCCAAAGCAATAATTTGCGACGCTTTGGCAACGGCAGCGGAAAAGCTCCGTATCGTCTGCGGTCAGAATAAAATCATCGAGGCTGTTGTTTTTCCAGTTGTTTTCAAAACTGTCCGGCTTTTTCGGGTCGGCCTTAAAATCATAAGATGTTTTGTATCGATGTATTTTTATCCGCAGCATTCTTAAACTCCGTTTCCTTATCTTACCGACTTTCGTTCGTAAAACTCTCGAAACGGCTGTTAATATAATCGCAGGCATAAAAAAAGAGCCTTTCGGCTCCCTAAATAATTGCATATCCTGTAACGCGCTTGCACTATATTCCCGATATTTCCCGCTTTTTCCCGGAAAATCCCGCCTTTTCTCCGTCATTTAACATTCTATTCTCTGGCTTTATCAGCGTGTTTCCTTTAACGATTTACACGTATACAGGATTTCACTACCTTTATTATAATTGATATTTATTACGCTGACAACGAGCTCGAGACTCGACTGTACGGGGGATGTCATAAAAGCGTCGGAGAGTTTTAATGTCGCCTGTTCGGGATACGCTTCTTCGCCGTTGTAAAAGACGTAGAATTCGGGCGTGGGAATCTTTTTCAGCCTGCGGAAATAGCGGTCGCGAGGGTTTTGAATTTGCTTGTACAGGCGGGCAACGTATTGCAAAAAGCGCAGAGGCATGTTCGCGTTCACATATATATCGCGAAGATATTGCAATTTCGGAGTTTTTCGTGAAAGGAAAATTCAGTACAGCAAAACACGAAGAACGTAAAAGACCGGCAATACTTTAATCGGTAATCACAATGCGTTAATTAGGTAATTGAAGAGATCAAATCCCCTGTCGATTCTTTATCGCCGCGTATCTGCGGCGGTTTTCTATATGACGCGCTTTTGTTTCCATTTGCCGCTTCGGAAGCGATACACAAAACACGACGAGCGCACGATCCAATCGAGTATCATCGCAAACCAGACGCCGAGTGCGCCGAAGGAAAGCGGCCAGCCGAATTGTGCCGTAAGGCCGAACATATCCGTCCACTTGAGCACATAGCTCATGCCGATGCGTACGACCCACATCGAAATCATCGAAACGATCATCGTAAACACGGCGTCTCCGGCAGCGCGGAGCGAGTTCGGAAACGTAAACGACACCGGCCAAATGAGCATCGCGCATACGCCGTGCAAAAGCGTCATATACCAGGCAAGGCGCGTCGTTTCGGGTGAAAGCGCATACAGGCGCAAAATAGAATGCGCGGACAGGAGGAACGGCACATTCAACACAGCCATCGAAGCGAATGCGAGCGCGAGCAGTTTTTTCGTATAATATTCCGCCTGTTCCGCCTCTCCCGCACCGATACACTGTCCGACGACGGTCAGCATTGCGAGGCTCATTGCAGAACCCGGCAGCGTGCCGAACGAAGCGAGCGTATTCGCCGCGGCGTTTGCGGCGATCGCCGTCGTACCGTACGTCGCGATGAGCGAAAGCACGAGGATCTTTCCGATTTGGAACATGCTGTTTTCAAGTCCGTTCGGCACTCCTATTGCAAGAATGCGCTTGACGATTCCGCCGTCGAATTCGAAACGGAATATGCCGCGTATCGAAACGGCCGGAT